CATTCCTTCTTCAAGGATTTCGGTTTTGTGTGCGTTATCCAATCCCGCATTGCGTTGTTGCCACGAACGAATCAAACGCTTATATGCTTCGTCGCTTAGGCGTCCCGGATGTGTTAAGACTGCGGAAACGTTTGCGCCGTTACCAAAGAACGAACCGCCGAATTGGTCCGCCGCCAATCCTAATCCAATGGATTCGCGTGCGGATTCAATGACCGACTTTCCAATGATTCCGTCGAAACCTAATCCAACAATGTGAATCATTTCCGAATCATCGAACGTTTCTTTTTTATCGACTTGATAAAACTTTTCTTCTTTGTAAACCTTGACTTGAACGCGGTCCGGATGAATCGGAATCAATTGGATTGGATTCCCAGCGGCATCGCGTTTGATTGCGATGAACGCATTCCCGTGCAAACATAAATGTGCTTGACAAGTTTCGCGGAATGTGAAATCCGTCATCATCGCATTTGGATGATGAATCAATTTGTTGATTGGATGGCCTTCAGCATCTTGAACGATGCCGTCCGCGGTTTGCTTAACGCTCCACGGCAATGTTGCCATTGTTTCGGAAATAACACGAACGGCACCAAAGACGGCGGACAATTGCATCGCGGTATTTTCCGTGACGGCAATGCCCGTTTTTGATTCGTTGTCGCTGAACATCCATTCGGCGGGGTTCGCCAATGATGTTGATGGGCGGTTCGGATTGGAACGAAGTGCGCCCAAAATGCGCCCGAATAAATTTTGATTTTCGGCCATTCGGTTGAAAATGATTGTACAATTCGGGGTGAATATACAATATCATTTGCAATGAAACAATAGACAAAAAAAGGGGACGTCACCACAACGTCCCCTACCAAACCAAAACACCAATCGGAGCAGAACGCCCCGTGGTTCCTTAAATGCTTTTATGGATTGCCGAATTTCTTTTCAAACGCTCGTTCAATGCTGAACGGCTGAATGAAACGTATGTCGTGCATTCTTTCAATATGATTCCCGATGGAGTGATTGATTCCACCAAAAATTCTTTTCCCGTGCGCGTCATCTCGATGATGTCGCCAACCGATATGTCGTCAACTGGTTCCATGTTCGGTTTGTAATGTACGGAATCTTTTGTCGTTGTTGTGTAATACATAGGCGGAAAATTTTTATGGCGACCCTTTCGGGCCGCCTTTGGTTTTTTATTTTACTAAATAGCGGTAATGTGGTTTTTGAATTTCGCCACCCGCGATGATTGTCCACGCTTTAACAACCTTTTCGCCATCGGTGATTGTGGTTGTGATGTTTACGTCTACATATCCCGTTGTCATCTCAATCTTATCTTGGTTCAATCCTTTCTTTTCGATTCTCAATGCCAACTTCGCGATTGAGTTGGTGTAGTGCTTTTCTGCCGCTTTAACCATTCTTTCAACGTGGTCATTTACATCGCCGTTGAAAAAGTATGATGGCAATCTCATAAGTTTACGTTGATTCGCCCAATATTGAGATTTGCCAACTAATTCAAATGTCTCTTTATACGCTTTGCGAATCCATTCTTTTGTTTGTGCGAAATCTTCTTTTGCCCATTCGATTGTCATTTCGATGTAAGTCTTTTTCAACTCTTGTGTTTCTGCCGTTAGTCTTTGTGAAAGTGTCATTTTGTGGTTGTTTTGGTCACCGCTTCATTGCGATGGTGTAAACATACAACAAAAAACCGAATTCACAAATCGTGAAGAACTTTTTTTCAATTTTTTTTATTTGGTTCTAAATCAGTGCGGAAAACATTGATGATTTCCCCATTCAAAAGGATGCGCACAATGTACCCATCGCCCGTTTCAGCAATCCACGGCGTGAACCCATTTTCAAACAACATCAATCCCAATTCGCGGGCATCTTCCATTTTCATCATAACATTCGGATTCCTTGCGATTCATATGTGGACGTTCCCGTCATATCTTTTCCCTCCATCGTCATCATCTCACCCAATGCCATTATCATTGCAATGATTCCGTCAATCTTATCACCCGCTTTTGATTTACTGAACTTCACATTCTCGGCATCGTCTTTTTTTGTGACTACATTCGCCGCCATCCATCGCATCATTCCGTGACCGCCATGATGCAACAATCGTTTCTTCACCAAGATTTCCGCATTCTTAATCGGTGCGGTCATAGAAATAAAACCTTGGCCAAACGGGTCCATCTCAATCCCAGCATCCGTCAATTGTTGGACCAATGAATTCGAATTCCATCTATCAAAAGCCACGGATTGAATATCAAAGATTTCCGCGCATTCCTTTATCTTTCTCTCAATGACCGCGTAATCCGTTGAATTCCCTTCCGTCACAATCAGTTCGCCAGCACTCACGAATTTGTCGTAAGAACCACCCGTTTGATTCCGACGCCGTTCAACGGCCGCTTCACTGACAAACAAAAACGGCACAATCTTGACGCTTTCGTCATCCATTGGGAACGCCAAAACGAACGCCGTGACATCCTCAACGGCGGCCAAATCAAGTCCCGCGTATGCCTTGCGTCCTTTCAATTGTTCCAAATCTATATTGCCCGCCGATTTCATCCATTCGTCATCGGTAATCCACGACGCCAATGAGTTCACCCACTGGTTCAAATGCAGTTGACGGAATGCGATTTCCGACGACGGCAACGTCTTTGCCTCGCGCGCCATCTTTTCAAAATATTCGGGCTTGATTGAGATGCCGAAATTTGGGTTCGCCTTTTTCCAAACCTTTGGGTCGTGAATGTCATCGTCCGGGTCCGCCTCATATATAAGTGGCAAAAATGTGTTGTCCTCAATCACGCCTTCTTCAACTCGTTTGCCGTACGAATACAATTCATGACAAATGGAATTCGTGTCGAACACTCCAGCCGTGGTGATTGCAATCATCAAAGGTTGCGAACGCGCACCCATTGACGTCGCCATCACATCCCACAAGTCGCGATTCTTCGCCGTGTGCAATTCATCATAGATGACCGCGGACGCATTCGCCCCGTGCAACAATCCAGCATCCGCCGCGACCGCTTTCAAAAACGAGTTGGTCCCATTCAGCACGATTGAGTTTTGGAACGTCTTGCAATTCTTTGTCAAGATTGCGGAGTTTCGAACCATTTGTTTGCAGACCTCGAACACAATCTTTGCTTGGTCCCGTGATGATGCGCAACAATAGATTTCCGCACCTTGTTCTTTTTCAACGAACAAAATCGCCAACGCAATCGCCGCCGATAAATTTGACTTTCCATTCTTTCGCGGAATCTGCACATAGGATGTTCGGTATTGACGCAAACCCGTCTTGTTCATTGTGCCGAACATCTTGTGAATGAATTCCTTTTGCCAATCTTCTAAAAGAAAAGGCTGGTTTGCCAAATCGCCTTTCACGTGCGTACAAACGCGTTCAATGAAATTGATGATTTTGTTTGATTTTGTTTCGTCGTGTGTCATTAGAACATTGTCAATTGTGATTGGTGAACGCGCAATCGTTCGCACGCGTTGTCGAAATATTCTTTGTCGATTTCAAAACCAGTCAAATCGAATCCACGATTGTGACAAGCGATTGCGATGGAACCCGAACCCAAATGCGTGTCCAATATCTTGTCGCCTTCATTGGCGTAATTGTCCAAAATCCATTCGTACAATTTGACGGGTTTTTGTGTTGGATGGATTCGTTGTTCGTCTGCACCTTGTGGTCGTTTGTAAAATGTTTTCGCACTTTGATTGAAAGATGTCCAAGCATATTCGCAAGATGCAAAACTAACTCCATGCGGTTGTTTTTTATCCCAAATCAAAAAACATCTTGTTGGCGGCATACTAAAGTAATTGGCACCCCAAATGATTTGATTAGACGAGACACGCATGATTTCATCAAAGTATTTTTTTTTAGGCGTTTCTTTGTCCCAATTTTTGCCCTTGCCGCCATAATGACCTAAACGCCCGCTTGAATTTATGTTAATCCCATACGGAGGGTCAACAATCGCCAAATCAAATTGGTTGTCGTCCATCTGCTTCATTGCCTCAAGGCAATCCATATTTTTCAAATCCATCATCCAATCAAGTCGTCAAGTGTTTCAATCTTTTCTTGCATCTCAATCTTTGCGCGTGACGATGCGGTCAATCCAAATTGAATCATCATCTTTTCAACCTTGGACCATGCGGCATTCATCATTGAAACTTCCGGTCGTGGTCGCCACATCAAATCGCCTTGTGCGGTTGTGGTCGCGTAGGTCGGACCTTGTTCTTTGACAACGGCGCGCGCGACTTGATAATCTTCCCACGCGTCCGATAACATTTGCAACGCCATCGCATCCACTTCAGCGACGACGCCAAGGTCGTCCAATTTTTGAACCAACCATTCAAATGTTTCGTTCGCTGATTGTACTGCGGGCGCGGTTGGAATGCCATCGGCTTCCAATCGATTCTTGTGTCGGCTCGCATCGTAGGTGCCTTGCGCTTTTAATATTGCCGTTGGTTTTGGTTTTCTTCCTTTTCCCATTTTAATCACATTTTATCATCAACTGCCCACATCTTGACTTTAACACGCTCAAAAATGCGGTCGTGTTCACTTTAT